GTAGAGTATTACCGCTTCCAGTTGCTTCATCACTTGTCGGCTTTGTCCCTGTTTTTCTTGGCATTGCTTCCACCCTACTCCCATCAATATTCAGCCCGCTCACGCCCCACCGCAAAGCGTTCTCTGCATAACTGCCCTCGTTCGGTTTCATGGCAACCAATATCGGCTCATAAGCAGGTTTCAATCCATGTGATTTCCAGCCGTTCCAGAGTTTGGCTTCCGGGGTAAAAGGTTCTGTAATCGGCAATTTCTTACATCTATCATTTGCACCACTTGGATTTGCGGCATGAAAAGACCCGTTTGTAATATCTGTTCGTGGTTCGGTATATCCTAAAACTTTTCGTTTATGCCCCTTATCCAACTGCTTTGATATATCCGTTGTCTTCGGGAACCCTTGACCGTATAGCCACATGATACAATCTTTCAGCACCCAACCCGCGTCCTCCACATTGACCGCCATTCTATGTTGTGTCCGGCTCCCTGCAAAACATAAGAGCGTTGCCCCCGGTTTGGCAACCCGCAGCATTTCTTGAAATATCTTGATTGACGGCACGTCGTAATCCCATTTTTTACCCATGAACGACAAACCATAGGGAACATCGCTGATAATGGTATCAATGCTATTCTCCGGCATACCCCGCATCACGTCCAGGCAGTCCCCGCAGTACAATGTGACCGCATCGGTCTCGTAGTATGGGGTTATCATTGGAGTATCTGCATTTCTGCAGGTTGGTGATTCTGTCATGTAATCAACTTGAGACATTGCCGCTCATCCGCCTGCACCAGCCGGATCGCCTCTTTGCGGGATAATCCCCGAGCGATATACATATCAAATTGGCAGACCATACATACATCATATCCCCGCTGACCGTACCCGCTCAGTCCGCAGACATGTTCCCACCCGCGCGGCGGCTCATCGTTGTCGCTATGTTTCATGGTTTATTCCCCTTCTCTTCTGACATTTCTACAAACCGGCTTTGTATATCTTTACCGTTTATTGTCCACACCCGCACCCCCGGCGGTTTACCGTCTGCGTTCCAACTTGTCGTCTCGCCTGTTACCATCAGCATCCCCTCGTATATCTGTGTGTTGCTGGTATGTGTATGACCACTCAAAATAACTTCAACTCCATGCTCTTTATAGAGCCTCAGTAGCCCTCCCCTCATCTTGCGTGGTAAATTGTGATGTCTGCTCGATTCCCTGATGCTGATGTTGTAAACCGGGTGATGCCCGGCTATAATGACTCGTTTTCCTTGCATCGCAGCGCGCTCAAGTTCCTGACCGAGCCAGACCGCTTGCAATAGTATCTCCGGTATCGGCACGGCATCAATTGAGTCGCACCATCTCATTTCTGTTATCCATAGTCCGGGGTACGGTTCGCCGCCTACCGTGAAAAACGGAAACATCAATACTGTGTTGACCACTATCAATCGCCAGTCCTGATAATCAACCGAGTAATAATCACCCCCGGCGGTTTGTCGTATGCCGTAGTCGCCGTATTCGATGAATCGCCATTTTTCGTCTGGTTCCATGTGTGTTGTCTGAGAAATTCGATAAAGGGCAAGCGAGGCGGTCGATGTGATGTCATGGTTGCCCATAACGACATGACAGGGCATTTTCAAACCCGAAATAATATCGCCGAACGTTTGCATCGCCGCCCGGTCATCGGAAACATGTACGCAGTCGCCACATATCACCACAAACGCGGGTTTAAGGTTGTTGCAAACCTCGACGGCTGCCCTGAGATTCGCCGCGTACTCAGGCTTCTCGCCGATATGCGGGTCGCAAATCTGTATGAATAGCAAAGCTGCGATACATAAATGTGTCATCGGCGTCCTTTCCCGACAAAAAATGCGGCAACCAGCGTGGCAAGAATCACGATGCCGAGAATCACGGTAGCAATGGTGTTATAAATTTCCGGGTAAACGCTGCAAATCATTTGATCATCCCTCGGATTTCTTGAGCCCTTTGGGTTTTGCCTGCCCGTATTTGCTCCAATCGATCTCCGGGTTCTCCCACCGCTCGATTTCCTCATTAAATGCCCAGCCCTTTTCTTTCTTTATGCTGGTCTCAAACCATTCCTGAGAGACTATGGCACATCGGCAATTCCCATGATAGGGAGGCATTGGGAATTTTTTCTGTACCAGGAGGGAATGCTGATTTGCGAATTGCCCAAAATCTTGCTTCTTCGCCCAGGGTACTATATCCTTAACCAGAGCCGGGCTATCGGCATGATATAAAGCATTCATTGCCAGAGCTGCATGTTTGACCTGGAAAACTCTACCGTGCATATCCATGCAGAATTCGCATACCCGGCTATCGCCTTTCGTATAAACGATATATTCGGTTATTCCTGCCTCTATCAGGGTTTGCAGGGCACCAAAATTACGGCTTTTATTAATCGCATTAGATGCCAGCATTCTCCAGTACAATTCTTTTCGATCCATATATTTTCCCTGGAGGGCTTCCTTGATCTGATCTTTTAACTTTTCCCGATCCGTTACCCCGGCTGTAAATGAATTAATCAAGATCCGGCTGATATCGTTTTCTACAATTGCCCCCTTTTGTTTTTCCGTTATCCAGTAGATATCCTGTTTTCGCAGGAAGCGGATTGCGTTTTTATCCAGGGGGCTATCCTCGAGGCTATGTAATACCTTTTTCTGCAAGGCTGAATTTCTGCCCAGTTCATAAGCCTGCCCTGTATATTTTTCAACTGTTCCAGCCAGTTTCATCGCCCAGGGGGAATCCGGTCCTGTATCATACTCCATAAGAGTTGCCAGTTTTGATATTTCATTTTTCATGCCTTTGGAATCAAAGAACTTTTCCCATTCATAGGGAGCCATGCCCGAGGGAGGGAGATCATTCATCTCTTTGAACAGATTATCCATGAATGTATCGAGAATGCCCTGGGCTTTCCGTTGATAAGCCCTCGTGAGTATCTTATGAAGGCTACCCTCAAGGGGGATGGTATCCAGGAGCCCTAACTCTGCAAATTCCCGGAGTATATCATCCGGCAGGTCCCTGAATTCCGGGGGAAGGTCTTTGGGAATCTTCGGGGCTTTGAGGATCCAGAGCAATTCATCCGCAAGCTCTAGGGCTTCTATCTGATTCTCCGGGGATATGGTAATCGGGCTCATCGATGTTCGGTTTCCTTCTTTATTTTCAACCAGGATTTACGCATTTCTTTCTCTTTTTTAAAGCAGCCTCAGCTTATTAACTGCCTCCTGATCTCCCGTAATGATTCAATCAATTTCATACCATCCCGAGCTTTTTCTATTTCCTCCGGGCTCATGTTTCCCCCGGGGCTGCCCATGCCCATCGCAATCATGGGTATAATCGAGATCGGGATATTCGCCCAGGGCTGTTCAAACGGTTGCAAATCCTTGCCTATCAATTTCCCCAAAGTATCTCTCAGATCGTTGATCGTTGCGGCTCCCTGGGCTGCCAGGAGGGTTATTGCCTCCGCTTTCTCCAGCATTATGTCGCTCAGCGTTGCGCCCCGGCTCTCGTATTTGATCAGCTTGAGCCCGAGCCCCCGAACAAGGATGTGCAATGTTATCTGGGCATCGAACTCATCCCGTTCGGGCTGGAACACCTGCTCATCGGCTGCTCGTTTTGCTGCCTCGACGGTTGCCCTATTGTAATCATCGCTAAGCCCTACAATAATCGGGGGCAATCGATAGGCACTCAATAAATCGCTCCGGCATTCCTTTTTGTAATTCAGGAATAAGGCATCCTCTTTGAGATATGGGGCAAACGGTACCACTTCTATTTTTACCGGGGCTATCTTATCCTCGGGCAACATTTCCGAATTGGGGGCATCGAACGGCATTGCCTCCATGATGAGAGCACTATGAAAATCCTCCGGTTTTTGCAGGCTCTCCCGGCAAAAGTCCTCGATTCGGTCTATGGTTGACTGGGTTAGTTTCCCGCCGGATACCAGGATAAGAAATTTCGGTATGCCTTTTTGTTTGAAGAAATAGAGATTGACCTCCTCGGCTGCCCGTGAGCCCACAATATCCGGCAGGTTGCCGATCCATCGGGGCAGGGGGTAGGGGCTATCGACACTTGTGGGTAGCCCGAAAAAGATCACCTCATTGGCAGGCTTTGCTGGCTTGCTATCATCCTTATAATATTCGCTGGTTTCCCGGTCCATTTCTCGGGGATCCATATATTCCTTGAAATAAACGATCTTGCTCCCCCGTACCTGGGCATATTTGCGGAACCGATAGGCATAGGTAATATCGGTAATCTCTTGTTTTATGTGATCTATAACCTGGAGCGTAGCATCGGTAGGGGCATCGTCCTGCTTGCCGAGTCGCAAACTGGCAAAGGGGATCGGCTCAAGCCCCGCTATCATACCCTCGCCATTTCTCAAAACCTCCCAGCCCCCGAAACCTCCATATTCATAATCCCGCCGGAGGTCCCTGCAGAGCCTGATCCAAGTTTTTGTGGGATGCGCGTTTTCGAAGAAATTCCGGGCAATTGCCTGCTCTTTTTCAATTTCTGTCCGCTGCGCTTTTGCTTCCTCCTCGGGAATCCGGGGAGGCAGGTTGTAGCCGAATCCATGAATATTAACCTCCATTGCATTAACGCATCGCTCGAGGATACTCGCCTCCTCCCGTTTATATCCCAGGATATCCAGATCGTAGGGAGGGGCTATAATATCCTTTTTGCCATAAATCTCCTGGAAAGGATCGGGTATTTGTTGTGATTGAGGGAGGGCTGCCTGTATTGCCTTGATTATCTGAGCCCGCACCTCCCGTATAGAAACCTTTTGAAGATTTCCTGTTTTTGCCATTCATTAGTCTCCTGTTATTCTCCCTGGATAATCGAGCCAGGGATGATTTAATCGTTTTTGTTTTCTGAGCAATCTCAATATTCCCATACACATATACCGCAATTGGTCCATAACATGATCGTTAGCCTTCATCGGCTCCCCCTTATCCTCATCCCAGGCATACTGTTTGAACTCTCTCCGGGCATTCTTGCAATTGGCAAATATGAGCAAGAGTGGCTCCCCGAGTTTGGGATAGGGCTGGAGTAGCCAGGATACCAGATCAATGCCCGGCTTTCTGGCATTATTCCCGGGATAGGTTTCGATCCCGAGGCTTTTTAATTCCCTCCGCTCCTGGAGCCCCGAGGGATCAGCCCAGATACATCGAGGATTATTGATTTCGTTCCCGTGTTTTATGACCTGGGCATGGTTACGGAGCAGGTCCCCCTCTTTGTAATATTCAAAACAAAACATACCCTGCCCGGTATGGGGACTGAGGGCTAATTTACCATAGACAAAAGGATGCCCGGGACCTGAGCCGAAATCAATCCCCCCATAGGTTTCCCAATCCGGGGGTACGATAAAGGGCTCGATGAGGTTCCCTCGAGGTCTAAGGATATCGACATAATATTTCGTGTAAACGCCCCCCTGTAATTGTTCAAAACAGGTATCGGGATCCTCGGGGTATTCCTGGTTAAAGAAATGTTTCAGGGAGAGCTGCTTGTCTCTCCTGTATTTTATCTGGGGCAGACTCAGGCTATGTAATCGTTGTACCTGCTTTTCCTCATCGCTTAATTCGAGCCGTTCCCCGGGATCAAGGGGGATCTGGTAGGTCGGATCGGCATACCAGGGCATAAAGATAAGTGCGAATTTGCTTTCCCCCTCTTTAATCCGTTGATATTCCTGGTAAAACCAGTTATTGGTACCGTTCGGGGTACTCTCTACAACGAACTCCCCCCCGGGTACCAGAGCACTTTCGAGCCCGGCTATGATTTTGTCCGCTTTTCTCCAGAATGCTACTTCTGATCCATGCAGCCGGGAAATCCGGGGACCTCGCCCGGGGTCCTGGGCTCCTGCCGTTTCGATTTTGAATTTTGAATGGAGCAAGTTGAAATTGAGTATTCTTTTGTTTTCGTATTTCCTGAAAGGTCGGAATTCAGTCAACAAATGATTATAAAACATCAAAGCAATATCAAAGATTTCCTCGGTTGATTCCGTTCGATGGGCTATGGTCCATACGTTTTGATGTTCCCGGGTTGCAGCCAACCAGAAGTTTTGAGCCTGCTCATCCGTAGTAACCCCCATTCGCCGGGCTTTCAGTATTAAAAACCAGGGAGTCCCGGCTGCCCGGTATACCCGTTCCTTGATTTGCCTGATCTTTTTCTGCACCGGATTCAGATAAAAGGGTATCAGGCTGTTTGTTTTATCCACGATATAGAGGAGTGATTCGGTATAATAGGCAGAATCGGTATATAACCGTTCGGTAGCTGATCCGAGCATTGCCTTATTCTGTAGAGCCTGGATCAATCGGTTCCTCCTCATCATTATTATCGGATTCTCGCCCGTCCCGGGGCTCCCTGGACTGTTCTAATTCGTGGGCTGCCCTCTGCTCTTGCCGGATTGTCCTTATCTCTGCCAGCTTTGCCTCATATGCCCCCTCGGGCAAACCCTGCCGCTGCTCAATTATTTCAGGGACCCCTACCAGTTTGGCAAAGTCTACGAATGCCTGCCTCCGGGTTCCCGCCGGGACCGTGTCATCCTGGGCAATATTCAGCAGCCCCCGGAGAGCCAAAGTTTTTGCCTCATCCAGGCTAACGCCGGTATAGTCATCTCGACTTACAAGGAATTGCCTGTAGGCTTTATTGTAATATAATTGAGCCTGCCTAACCGAGATTTCTTTCTTCTGGCTGATTTGGTGTACCAGTTTACTTCGGTGTTTATGCCGATCTATATTGAGCGGAAACTCGACAAAAAACTGATAACATGCCTCGTATATTTCTTCCTTGTCCGGCTTTAATAACCGCTTTCTCTTTGTGAATCGGTCTTTGTAATTGTTATTTTTCTTTTTGGGCATAGTTTTAACGCAAGTCCGGTAATATAAAACACACTATTACACAAAAGTGGATTTGTAGTAAACGGGGGGCAATCAAGATATTGATTATAACTTTTTATAT